TTCGTATATTAACAATACATATTTAGAACCAATCGTAAGCATCGACGCTTCTAAAATAAATTTAATTACCATAGGCAGGAATATTTACACCAAAATGGATTCTATTTTTTATTCTGATGATACTATCGGTCCAATAACTCACGTTATTATTGAAAATCAAATAAGTCCAATCGCCAATCGAATGAAAACCATTCAGGGAATGATTGCCCAATACTTTATTATGAAAAATGTCAAAACTATTGAGTTTATATCCGCCTCTAATAAATTAAAATGTAGTTCCGTAGTGAATGATTCCGACGATGAGGTCGACATTTCAACATATAAGAATCGAAAAAAAACTGGTATTATTAATTGTTTAGAGTTATTAAAAAAGACAAATTCAAATATGACGCACCATTTCGAATCACATAAAAAAAAGGATGATTTAGCAGATTCATTATTACAAGGTGTTTGGTATATTACCAATAAATTAATTTAAATAATATATATTGTTATTCGTTTTATTTAAAAATAAACGTTCTATTTATTTAATAATAATGAATAATGATATTATTGAAATTTCAGATTTGGACTGGGATATTAAACCATCATCCAATCGAGGAAGTGAATTAAGATCGTCTAATTTTGGTTCTGGAATTGAACTTTTAATGAATGATAAGGTAAAGGAAAATACCCGTTTATCCAGTGATATAGATATAGAAGATTTGAATAATTTAGAAAATGAATTAAATGATTTATCTAGTGATTTATTAGATGTAAACCATTCCGACAAACATTCTGTTCATTTTAATGAACCACCTTCAATCGGACAATCAACTGCTGAAACGAGCAACAGCAATTCAAAAACATGGGACGGATACGGAAAATTTAATAATATTCCTTTAAATCCAGATAAACACGTTTCCCAATCACCACAAATACCAAAAGAAGAATTGTTGAAAGAAAAATTTAAATATTTGAGAAAACTAGAAGCTTTAGAAAAAAAAGGCGTTGAATTGTCCAGAAAATATAATATGGAATCACCCCTTGCTGAAATGCAAGGCGAATACGACACCATTATGGAAGAAAAAACAAAATCAAACTCTTTGAAATTCCAGGGAAATATGCTTATGGCTATAGTGAACGGAATAGAATTCTTAAATAATAGGTTTGACCCTTTTGATATTAAACTTGATGGCTGGGGAGAACAAATTAATGAAAATGTTTCTGATTATGATGAAATATTCGGAGAATTATACGATAAATATAAATCACGCGCAACCATGGCACCAGAATTAAAACTCATGTTTCAACTTGGAGGAAGTGCTATGATGGTTCATATGACAAATACGATGTTTAAAAGTGCTATGCCTGGTATGGATGATATATTGAGACAAAATCCAGATTTAATGAAACAATTCCAATCGGCAGCAGTTAACTCTATGAGTCAATCAAACCCAGGATTATCTGGGTTTATGAACGGTGTTATGAACCCCCAAGACAATTTTTCAGGAAATAATGGTCCTCCTCCACCCATGGCAACCCAAGGAGCAAATTCAATACCTACACCATTAACACGACCAGGAAATAATAATTATGCTGAACGTTCTAATTTCAGACCTAATAGAAATAATGTCGTTGATGACGGAATTAATTTTAGAGAAAGTAAATCGAATGACATTCAACAAAAACATACACGTGCCGAAATGAAAGGACCCAGTGATATCACCGATATTTTAGCTGGATTAAAAACCAAAACTATTAATATTCAAGAACAAACCAACCATGCTGATTTAGATAACAATAGTAGTACCATTAGTATCAGCGAATTAAAGGAATTACAATCCGGGGGTAATATTCCAAAACGTAGCAAACGAAGACTCAAATCAGATAAAAATACCATTAGTTTAGATTTATAAACACTTGACACATAATTATATATTTTATTTTTACAAAAATATATAATTAAATATTATAATGAAATATGAAAATGGTCTCTTTATTTTTCATAGAGATTTACGAATAATAGATAATAACGGATTAAATATGGCAAACACTATTTGTAAAAATATACACCCCATTTTTATTTTTACTCCCGAACAAGTTACAAAATTAAATCCGTATAAATCAGATAACTCAGTCCAATTTATGATTGAAAGTTTATTAGAATTGTCAACAGATATAAAATTAAAAGGAGGTAAACTATACTTTTTTTTTGGAGAAAATAACAAAATAATTACCGAGTGTGTTGACAAATTTAAGATTGACGCTATCATTTTTAATTGTGATTATACGCCTTACGCAATTAAACGAGATAATAGTATTATAGAGTTGTGTAAGAAACTAAAGATTGAATGTTTTTTAGAACACGATTATTATTTACATTTTCCAGGGTCTATTTTAAATGGGTCCGGAGGTCCATACCAAAAATTCACGCCTTATTATAACAAAGCATTAACCCAGAAAGTTCAAGAACCGGTAACATTTAAAAAACTTAATTTTAATACAAAAAATATCAAGATAAACCATACAATTACACTTTCTGATGCCATTACAAAATTCACTAAAATAAATAATAATATATTGGTTTTTGGAGGAAGACATAACGGATTAATTGTTTTGAAAAAAGCGATTGAATCTCAGAAACATTATTCAACAACTCATAATAATTTAAGTCATTCAACAACACAATTAAGCGCATATATTAAATATGGTTGTGTTTCGATTCGTGAAGTATATTCGACTTTTAAAAGTAACAAGTATCACGATTTAATTAGACAACTTATATGGAGAGATTTTTACGCAAATATACTATTTTCATTTCCTCATGTATTAGGTCATTCATTAAAACCGAATTACGATAAAATAAAATGGGCACGCAACACTAAATATTTAAACGCCTGGAAAAATGGCCTTACCGGATTTCCTATTGTTGACGCTGGTATGCGACAATTAAATACCACTGGATACATGCATAATAGAGCAAGATTAATTGTTGCGAGTGTATTAGTCAAAACATTACTCATCGATTGGAGAGAAGGAGAACAATATTTCGCGACAAAACTTACCGATTATGACGTTGCGAGCAATAACGGTAATTGGGAATGGATTATGGGAGGAGGTGCGGACTCACAACCATATTTTAGAGTTTTTAATCCTTGGTTACAATCGAAAGAATACGATTCTGACGCGTCATATATTAAAAAATGGATTCCTGAATTATCCGAGGTTCCTGCGCGCTCAATTCATAAATGGTATTCTGAGTATAGTTTATTTAAAGATATTGATTACCCTTCTCCTATTGTTGATTATAACGAACAAAAAAAACGGGTTATTGACATGTATAAACAGGCATTTAATTAGATATATTTAAGTATTTAAATATAATCGGAAAGTAAAAAAATTGAAATATAATTATTAATTTTATAAAATGTAAAAAAAGAAAACACAATGAATAATATTACAGAACTCCAACAGACTTTTCCAAGTATCAGCGAGATATATAAATATAGTGCTAATAATAAACTTTATAAAATTAAGATTAAAGAGGTTATTAACGCAAAAATAAACAGTTCAATTGTAAACTGGCAGAATAATAGACCTGCTGATATGACCCGATGTGAACAAATAAAACAATACATTTTAAAATCATATGAACAAATTGAAGGAATGATATATTTATTTTATAACAATGATTCGCATAAGTTTGAAATATTCGATGGACTTCACAGAGTCACTGCTTTATGCTTAATTGCCGAAAATAACCTTATTCCTTATGATTGTCGAGGGAGTTTTGCTAATGTATACGAGAAAGAAATGCTTGTAAATATTAGGTTTAATTGTCAGGAAATTGAAATTATGAAGGTATTTCAAAATATCAATTCGTCCGTTCCGGTTCCGCAGGCATATATGAATTCGCGTATTGATAAAGTTACTATAATAACGACTATATCAAACCAGTTTCAAATTAAATACAAATCTCAATTTAAAACCACAAGAAACCCTTTAATAGGAAATATTAATGTAAATAATTTTACAGATTTGTTAGATTATTTATACGATAATAAATATAATACAATTCAACTATTAGAAAGTAGATTAAACGAACTAAATGAGTATATAAAAATTAATCCCCCACCAAAACTAAACGACTCTGCTAAAACAAGATGTGAAGACTCAGGTTGGTATTTACCAACATATAGAGTTCAACATATAATTGATTATATAACTGTGATGAATGATTAATTAAATACCAAATTATACCCGTAAAAAATAATAAATTTATTTCTAACAAATATTATGCTTGATTTATCAAATTATAACATATTAGAAATATATTTATTATTTTTTTATTCTTT